GATACGCTTCCAATCTTCTGCTACTAGTAACCTGTTTTGTCTATCTGTAGATGACATAAAAATTTCCTTTTTAATATTTATCGAACAATGAAAACTGCGTAGTTAATTAGGAGGACAAAAATCCTGCATTTTCATCAAACGTAAATTTCATTGCTTCTGATATGTTGTAAGGCAAATACTCTAATTCTATCTCAATTTGTATACCACTTTCAAATTGATCTACAATTATTTTTTTTACTTTAACCCTTGGGTCTGAACTTACTATTCTTGTAATGTTCTGTGATATTGCATCTTTTAAAGCAGGTGTTAAAGGTTCAAATAAAACGTCCCAAATAATAGTTCCAAATGTAGGATCTGATAGTTTTTCGCCTTGCCTAATGTGGAAATGATTTATTATATCTTGTTTGATCAAAGCAATATCGTACAATACAGGATTTGAATTATTAGGATTAACTGTGCTAATACCTCGATAATACTTGCTACCTATATCATAAGAATCTTTAGCATTACCTTTTACAGTTATATCTTTAAATAATTTTTTTTCTAATGAGCTCATACTGTATTTAACCTATTGTTTTTTGAATGTATCCTTGATTGTTGGCACTTCTGGTAACACAGTTTCTGCATCTTGTGCTACGTCTGTTTTATCAGGTGTGTGCAATGTAGGATCAATACTTTCATGTCCTTGCCAAGGTTCGTGTTCTGGTACTCTTTTAGGCGTCTTTGCATCCTCTGCTGAAGTAGGAGCAGTTGGAGGACTTGCACCGTAACCTGGTAAAATTTGGTTATCACCTTTACCTGGATCTGGCCAGCTTGCACCAGCGGCAGTGCCATTAATATTTCCAGCTTGCACTTGCGGTGAGTTAACCATTTCTGACACAAGTGCTTTACCTGTTACATCAAGATTATTCATATGTGTGTTAGGAGTATCTATATCTAGTTTTCCTGCTGTGGTAATTTTACCATCAGCACCAGCTTTAATTTCTACATTCATTGCAGCTGTTTCATAGATATTTTCAGTAGCATTAAGATTAATATTTCTTCCAGCTTGTAAATTAATATCTCTATCTGCTTTCAAATTTAAATCATTTTCTGATCTAATACTTACACTGTCTTTAGAGTAGATATCTATTTTTCCGTTTGCTGTAAGTTCTATCCAACTGTTTCCGCTACCGTGTGAAATATAAATTAAATCTTCTGAATTGTGTAAAAGTATTTGGTGGCCTGTCCTAGTGCGTAGTTTTAAAAAATCATTTGCAGGTAAGGTAGGATCTCCTGATTCTCCTGCTTCTACATCTGCATATACCGCAGGTCCTTCGCTTGCTTTTGTTTTTCTTACAAAAGCAGCATCACCGTCATCCATTATAAATTGACTACCACCTAGTCTGCTAAATGGCACTTGGCTTTGTGCAAATTTTTCACCGTATGCAGCTTTTGGTTTTCCTGGACGTCTATCAAGAGCACCAGGAGTACTCCAACCAAACACCATACTAGGAACTTCTCTTCTTGCACTAGATGTGTTAGTGCCCCTAATGTGATCTCCTAATAAACCAGATTTAGTAAGTTGCTCAAATTGATCAGGACTGTGTGGTTTAATATATTGTGTAGCATCTTTTCCTGCTGCTGCTTCAACTTTTTTATTATATTCACCTACTGGTAGGAGATTTGCTTTGTCTTTGTCATTGAATGTAGTTGCGGCTACACCTGGCAACATAAAATTCATATTTTTATCTTGTACACAGCCTATCCAGTAACCATGACCATAATTTTCTTCTGCAAAAAATACAATTACTTTCACTCCAACATCTGGCGGAATTGCCCACATACCGTAACTTTTTTGTGTAAAGTCATAGCCTGGATTGTTAGATACTCCGCTTCTTGGTGTTACTCCATAAAAAGGACTTACGTAAGAACACGGCACAGTATAACCTGCACTAGTTTCAGAATCTTCATTTCCTGTTTCGGTAATTTTTAATATTTCTACTTCTAATCGGCCCATAAAATCAGAATCTAAATGATTAGTAATTCTGCCCACAAAAGGTCCGCCACCTTTCATCCAATCAGGTGCAACACCTCTTGTGAGTCTATTTGATTTTTTTGGGTCTACCTGTCTCATTTATTTTCCTATGTAAAGTTACCAGCACCAAATGCAGCCTCTGGCGGAACAGATTCTGTTGTTGTAGATTCTGTTGAAGAACCTTTTGCTTTTTCTTCTACTGCTTTGTTTCCTTCTGTAGTTGCTTCTACTTTTGTATCTTCTCCTGGCTGATTTCTTCTTCTAATTAATTTCAGCTGTTGTGTAAACGTTCCTCCACTAAAGCTATTAGTACATGTCATCACATTGTATACTCCGCTAAATGCTCCAACAGGAGATGTAGCAACACCCGGAAAATCCATCCAGTTTCCTGCACCATAATCTAACGGTGTTCTAAAGTTTATTTCTATATCCACTTCGCTACTTTGATAATCCATTGTACCGTCTTTTGTAATATTAATTAATGGAGTTTCGGGAGCATTATAATTACCCATGCCACTGTCAGCAATGTAATAAGGATCTCCCCATATAGTCATATTTGCAGTTATCAAATCAACAGTGCTGTTTACAAGTGCATCATTAAAGTCTCTAGCTACAGAAGTTTTAATACTGTTCAAATCACCTGCACCTCCAGACCCCCTTCCTCCAGAAGAGTTAGCTTGTTTTTCTCTTGTAGCAACGTTACCACTAGCAGAAAGGTTAGAGGTGTCGCCGTTTGCTATTTTAACTTCTGCTTCATCTGTAGTTTCTGCTGCTTGTTCAGAGTCTTTATCTTTAGTTCCTGCTTTATTTTTTCCGCCAAATGGTGTAATTGCAGTAAAAAATGCTGTGTCAAAGTTGATATCAAACTCTAATATGTCATCGTTTTGCCCTGTGTAAATGTAATCATATTTTTTACAAGCCTGTGCTTTAAGCATTTCAATACCTGGACTAGATTTTGTACTAGGCTGATATCTGCTTACATGAGCTTTGTAAGGAACAACTCTGTAAACATAAATTTTAGGATATTCTCCTGTTTTATCCATCTGTTCATGATCGCTTATGTTATACACATCAGCTTCAACTCTAAACCAAGGTATGAATCCGTTTGCATCGGGTTCTGTTGTGGCAATTTTTTGCCCGTACTCACTTAAAATTACAATTTCTTCTATCATTTCCTGAAAGTTTGTACCTGACTTGAAAGTAAGTGTGCGTAGATTGTTACTAATTTGAACCTTTCCTCTTGAAAATACACCCGGCTTGCCTTCTACTTCAACAAATTTAGGTCGACCAAATGGCTGTTTACCTCCATCTAAAAATGATTTAACTAATTTACTTTTACCAATCTCGTTTATGTTTTCATCTTCTTCTGCAAATTTTCTAATACTGTCTCCAATTTTACTTCTATCTCCTACTATTCCTAAAAGTTTTGCTAATTCTGCATCAAAATCAGCAGGTATTGGAGCATTTTCTGTTCCTGATATACTTTCATATATTCTGCGTTTATCTTCAGCTGTTACCTCACTTCCTCCTGAACTATTAGGATTAGTGGTTGCTGAATCTACTTTTTCTTGTGAGCCTCCAAGGCCTTCGGTTGCACTGTCTCTCTTTGTAGGAAATAAAATAACAAATTCATCTGGTGTAACTACATCTTCGTTTTTTTTCTTTTCTTGTTCACGTCTGTTAATGTGTTGCATTAAACTTTGACCGCCTGCTTGTAATAATTCTTGTACAGTTCGTCCTGTTATAGTCACGTCGGTCTTAATACTTTGAATTTGATTTGTAAGTGCTTGTTCGTGCCAGGGTATGGCTTGAACATTATACACGCTTCCGCCTTCGGTTACTTCAAAATCTATGTTTACTAATTTTAAAGGAAATATGCGGCGTGTGCCTGGCGCAGAGATTGCATTACCATTACCGTCATATCCTTTAAATTCTACAGATAAAACAAATGGAGCCATTAAATAGTTTTTATGTCCTGACCTTAATGAAGCAACTTGTAATGCTTGTAAGAATAAACCCATACTAAGTGGTTCTGTAACTTTGAAACTTATTCCTGTTGCATTTGAATGTTTTGTTTGAGGATTAAATCCTATAATTGTGTCTATTTCTACATCATCTATATAATACTCAACTTTGCCGGCACCTTCATATACTGTGGCGGCACCAGATCCTGCTCCGCCTCCTGATTTTAAAATTACTGTTGAAGGATCACTTATTCTATAAGTTAAATCTGGAAAATTTATTTCAAAATTATTTAAACAACCGAGTGTAAACACATAGTTATAACTTGCAAAATTTCTTAGTTCGTTTGGAAAGGGAGGGCCGCCTCCTAATATCCCAGATGCAGCTGCAATTTGACTTGCTACTTCGGCAACACCTCCTGAGAAATACTGTTGTTGTTCAGGTTTGACACCGGTTGAAGGATTTACTGTAGCTCCTTTTACTCCTGAAGCTAGTCCTTTGATTGTGTCAATGCCTCTGCCTACTGTAATCATTGACTTAGATTCCTAAAAAACGTTTTAGATTGGCTGCTTTTGGTATGTAAATTTTTAAACCTGCTTCAATATCATAAATTGGATCTTTGATAATATCCATGTTTCTTTGAGCAAACACCCACCATAAATTTTGATCATCATATAAATCATATGCCATTAGATCTGGCCTATGTGTATACTGTTCTTCAACAGTATATAATTTGTCATCATCCTCAGCAGGTATAGGTCTGATAGATAGGATTCCTAAATACTGTTTGTTTATAATGTTTGTGTCATTCCAAGGACTATTTCTTTTATATACTGCCATTAAATAAACCCGCCACTTCCTTTAACATAATTTCCATTTACAAACTTCTGTAAACTGAAGTTTTCAACAGCTCTTCTGCTGTAAATAGGTTGAACTGTACATTGAATATTACTTCTAGTTGGCACATGACTTCCGCCAGGGCCTACACCTTTAACATGTATGTAATCTACGTCTTGGCTAAGTTCAACAGCAAATTGCGTTACAACTACTGGAACATTTTTAAAAACATAATCTCCATATCCGTTCAATTTTACCACAGGAGGTGGACTACCAGATTGTGGTGTATTTCCATATGCCATTTTAGACACACTTCTTAAGTAGTGAACAGCAGCAAGCCAATATTGTCCTTCTAGAGCATTTTCTACTGTAAAATCACCAGTGATACTGAACTGATCCACTTGTGAGTTTTGATAAGCAAAAAATGGATAATTACTATGTATAGGCTTTATAGGCGAATAAGCCGCACTATGAGTCACATAAATTTGAGGAGTGTAAGGCCAAACTAGCCCATTTGTTCTGCTAAGTGGAGCAAGTATTGGACTACTAGTAAAATTGCCCGGTAAACTTAATCTAACACGCCAATCACCTGGTGAATTTGCGTTTTGATTCCAGGTTGCTTCACCAAAGTCGAAATCCTCGCTTTGTTCAGCGCCAAGTATACCTGTAGCACGAAGGAACTTTCCGAAGGATGATTCTTGTATGTTTTCAATAAATGCATCTTTAGCACGAGAACCAATATTTGATATATTCTCGCTTATTTCCCCTGCCCAGTTAGGAGTAGAGGATTCTGGTGCTGCACTATTGCGAGCTTGTGAATCAGCTATCCTTTTTATCCTATCTTCGTATGCCATATTTTTTTGCTCTCCTTATAACTTATTTATTGACTTTTTTAACTACGTAGTTTATAATAAGAGCAAATGTTTGGAGAATCAATGAGAAAAATTAACTATTTGAATAATAAAGACATATTAGCTGAAATAGCAAAGTCAAAAAATACATTTTGTAGCTATACAGACAAGGAATATGCACAGTATGATATCATACTGCCAAGTTTAGATAAAGTGAATATCAGAACTATAGCAGAGGCGAAAAGAAACAAGGCAAAAAGATTAACATTACAAGCATTTGAA